GAACTGCTGAGTCCGCCGGGCCTCGAGGCCGAGATCGCGAAGGAAGGCGGCGAACTCGCGCTCGCCTCGCTTCCCTTTTTCACGGCTAGTTCTTCCCATACATCCGCTCCCATCCTTCGGGTGAAATTCCAGAGATGAGCCACTCGGCGTCGTCCGGGATGATGCCCGGCCAGCAGTCGCGGATCGAAGCGGTCCGATCCTCCTGAAACATCTTCCAGCCTTCCGCCAAGACGTAGGCGGTCCAGCTCTTCCCGGTGATGACACAGATCCCAGAGATCGCGGCCTTCCCGTCTTCGACCTTTACGGCCATCGCATCGCCGTGGATGCCATTGATCGCAGCCCTTGGGGCGGCGAACTGAGCGGCGACATCCTTCGCGAGTTTCAGGTTCTCAGGGTTCATCGGACCTCCTCCAGTTCGGGACGGTATCGGCTGTGGATCTCGCCCGGCTTGAATCCCATCCACTGCTCGAGACTGTCGATCTGAGCGAAACAAGCGTTCCCGAACTTCTCCGACTCGAATCGCCCGGCGTTCTTCATCTCGAGGACCCACCGATACCCGATTACTCGACCTTGAAGCTGGAACGCGAGATCGGGGATCTTCGAGACCGCGAACCAGTTCGGGTCGATGTCCCTTCGCTTTTTCGGGAGAGCCTTCAGGTATCGCATCCGTCGCCGGCCTTTCTGGCCTCGGCGTCGGCGGCGATCAGGAATCCGACGTAGACCCGCGACCAGGTCGCCGGGTCGCTCGACTTCCCTCGAAACGAGGCGACGTTCTGCTCGAGGGTCTCGCGGGCAGCGAGCATCCGATCGGCGGGCCACTGCTCGATCGCGTCGCGGTTCCGTCTTTCCTCGTCTTCGATCTGGACCTGCTCGTTCACCGAGACCGACCCCAGCCTCGAGCGGTCGATCTCGGAGAGGACCCGGTTCGCTTCGTGGCGGTAGGCGTCGGAGATGTCGAGGAACGCCGGGTCTCGGAATCGCTTCGACCGGGCGACGGCCAGGATGCCCTCGCGAAGGGCGTCCTGGTTCAGTCGGTCGGCGCCCTTCACTCCGTGCTTCTTGTCGAAGGACCTGAACCAGACCTCGCGGATCTGCTCGTCGGTCGGCTTCCAGTCGGGCCAGAGTTTCCGCAGGAGTCTCCAATTCTCATCCCACGTCGCCGGACGTTCTCGCTCTGGCGATTTCATCAGAGATTCGGGCGGCGTTGATCTGGTCGGCGGAGATGTCTTCATTTTCGTCTTCCCATCTTTCGTTCTTGAAGTAGGTCGCGCCCTGAGGCACGAAGCGGATTTCGGTCTCGCCCGTTCTGATCTGCTCGACGAACCGGGCGGCGTCGTTCGTCGTTCTCTCGGCCATCATGGCGGCGGCGGCCTCGAGCGTCTTCCCCTGCTCGATCTCGATCCGTCTGATCGAGTTCTCGATCGCCGAGACGCCGACCTTCTTCCCTTGTTTCCGGCCTGGGACGTAGCAGTTCCAGACCTGCTCGGCGAAATCCTTCACCGTCGCAGATGCTCGAATATTGGAAGAGGCATCGGTAAAGGTAGAGGTAGAGGCGGAGGAAAGGGAAGTCCCGACTGTAGACGAGACAGCAGACCGCGCAGCAGTGGAGACAGTAGACCCGACTACAGTGGCGGCATCGTGGCGCGCTATGTCAGCATCGTGCCGCGCGGCATAGCGCGCCGAGAAGTCGAGGCCCTGCCTCTGAAGCGAGGCGCGAACGTAGCGGGGAGCGTGTTCGGGCCAGTCGTGAACGAGGAGGCGTTCGGGCGGCGGGGCCTCGTCGAGCAGGCGACATCGAACAAGGGCGGCGATGAGCTCGCCGGCCTCGCCGGTCCACTCGAGCGAGATCGCGATCTCCTCGTCGGAGTGAGTCCCGACCGCCCCGGAAGGAGCGTGCTTGCCGGCGAATCGCCAGAGCAGGCCCGCGAGTCCGAGACAGTGCGGCCAGGGTTTCCCCGTGATCGCCGCGAGGAGGCGGATCTTCGGGCTGGTGAACGCGCCGTCTAGCATCGGGTCACCTCCTCCCAGAGCGTGACGAAGGCCCTCGCGGCCTGGGCCGGGACTACGGCGTTGCCGAGCGCGCGCAGTCTGTCCACCCGATCGGGTAGCCCATCAGCAGATCCACCCAGTCCGGGTTCAGTTGTTCGCGGCGGTTCTTCTTCGTGTTGCTCTTGTCCGGGCCGTCGAGGCCACGCTCTTCGATGTTCACCGCATCGGGGAGAAGGTCGCCCCGCATCTTCCCATCCTTCCTCATCAGGGTTCGGTAGGTCCCCTTCCAGTCCCTCGCGTTCGCCGTCGGCCAGTTCCGGACCTCCGACTGGAGATCGCCTCCGCCGCTCCGAGTTCTCCCGAGTTCCTTCTTTCTCTCCGCCGACTCGGATCCGCCGGTCGGCGTCCTGGGCGTCGGCCACGCCGAGAATGAAGACCCGCTCGCGTCGGTGAGGCGCGCCGACTTCCTCCGCCGTAAACAATCCGAACGCGCTGCGGAAGCCGCATCCTTCCAAGTCCTGAAGGACGCGATCGAGGCCGAGCGAGAGGTGGCCGCCGACGTTCTCGAAGAAGACCCCTCGAGGTCGAAGAGTTCGGATCGTGTCGAGGATGACGGGCCACAGATGACGAGGGTCCGCTTCCCCCAGTCGCTTCCCTGCTGCGCTCCAGGGTTGGCAAGGATAGCCGCCGGTGATCCAGTCGATCGCCGGAAGTTCGTCGAGGGGTAGGTCTCGGAGATCTCCAAGCCAGAGAGGACAGTCGTCCAACCACCCTTCTCGCATCTTCTGCGCCAGGACCGCGCCGGTGAAGGCTTCCCTCTCCACCATGCACACTGTTCGAGGAGATCGGCCAACCGCTCGAAGTCCGGCGGAGAGTCCGAGGTCGAGTCCTCCGATGCCGGAGCAGACGGAGAGAATTTGATCGTGAGCCATGCCATTCGGTTCCTTTCTTTCGTGCGGAACGGGGAGGGCTTGCGCCCTCCCTCGTTCCTGGTTCAGGCGTGTCCGGCCTTCATCTGTTCATCGGTGATTCGACGACCGATGTCGAGGTCGAGCTGGCCGACCTCATACATCGTCGGCGACGACTCGCTCGACGCGATCAGGGCCTTCGCCGTTCTGATCGTGGACTCGATTTCACGCGAGCAGATCGGCTCGCCGTCGATGACTTGCATCAGCGCGTCGAGCGTGAGCCGCATCGCGTGATGAAGATCCTCGAGGCTTGCCGGTCCCGCGTTCGCCTCCTTCTTCGCCTTCTCGAACCAGTCGGTCTCCGTGAGATAAGACTTCACGAATGAGGACGTGACCCGGTGACCGAGTTCGCCCATCGCCTTCCGTGCGATCACCTCCGGCGATGAGGCCGTGACGATCCACGCCTTCCGCTCTTCGATCCAATTGCCAGCCTGTACGCGCTGGAAGTCGTTCATGTACTTCTTCGGCATTGTCTTTCCTTTCGTTCGGGTTCAGAATGGGATCTCGTTCGGGTCGAAGGTCTTCGGGTCCACGGCCTTCGGCTTCTCGGCCTTCGGCTTTTCGGCCTCGCCGATCGCTTCGATCTCGTCGACGCCCCAAGAGGAGACGGTGACCTTCACCGGGATCCTCTTCCAGTCGTTCGGGTTGAACTCTGAGAAGCCGTCCGCGTCCTTCGTTCGGTACTGCTCCAGGGCGTCGGCCCCCAGGGCCTCGGCGAGTTTCCGGTATTGCCAGAGCGTCCCGCGCGACTGAGATCCGTCGGGCCGCGTGTACGGTCCGCGCATCCAGAGCGATGCGCCGACCGTGATCCCTTCGGGGTCGTTCCCGTGGAAGTCGATCACGTCCTTCATCACGCCGTTCTTCGTCGGGACGTCTTCCTTCCAGTTCGCGATCGTCATCATGTACTCGCCAGGGTCCGCCGACGGGATCCCCTCGTTCGGACTGCTGAGTTCTTCGGGTGGGTGCTTCATGCGATCCCCTTTCCGTCGAGCATCTGCTCGACTGATTCAGGCCGGACGAACACGCGCCCGCCGACCTTGTTCCCTTCGATCTTCCCGCTCTTCTGCCAGCCGCGAACCGTTCGCAGTTCTGGCCGCCAGCCGGTTCGCTTCTCGACGAGGTCGATCACCTCGTCGATCGGGATCATCTGAACATTCACTTCGTCAGCCATTCGATCATCCTCTCGGTCTGAGTGTTGTCGAGTTCTGCGAGAGAGCCGACATCGGCTTTCTCCATCGCTCGCGTTTTGATTTCGTCACCGTTCGGGTTCGCTTTCAACAAGGCCTCCAGTTCCTCGGTCCGATCGTCGACGGCCTGGACCTCTTCGATCACCTCGGCCTCGATCGGTCGCGGGATCTCGCTCTCGCCGTGAGCCTCGACGTAGACCGGCGAGATCCCCAGGGCATCGGGGCAGTGTTCGCGATAGCCCGCTGAGATCGCTCGAGCGAAGAGCATCGCGCGTGGGTACTTCTTCCAGTTCTGGCCGTTGAGTCCAGCTCGCTTCGCGTCGGCCATCGTGAACGTCGTCGTCCCGATGGTCGCGGGTTTCCCATTCTCGTCGCGCTGGCCGAGATCGAAGAACGTGATCGAGCAAGCGTCGTCGGTCGTCGTCGCCCGGTAGTCGTAGCGGCCCGACCGCTTGATCGCCGCCGCCATCGTGTTCGATGCGACGACCGGCTTCCCCTGAATGATGTGGAGGCCGTTCATCGCGTCGTAGGGCGAGAGGCCCAGGCCGCGTCCGACGATCAGTTTCGTCGCGCATTGAGCCGCGTCGCGGTGTTCGGGGAACATCCCCGAGGCCGCGAAGATGCGGCCCATCTCGACGAGGTCGGTCTCGCCTGGTGTGGTGGTCGTGAGTTCGTTCATGGTCTTCCCTTCGGGTTCAGTTGTGAAAGTTGTCGGCCTGTTTTCATCAGTTCGGCGTCGTCGATCGCGGCGATCCTTTCGTCGTCGTCGAGGTCGAAAAGCGAGTCGAGATCGGGGACTTCGATCTCAAAGTCGATCATCTTCGAGAAGTCGGTTCTCTCGACTTGTTCCTTCTTCGGATCCTCCTCCGTTCGAAAGAACTTCGCGTCGTGGTTCTTCTGCTCCTGCTCGATCGTCGGGAAAAAGTTCTCCCCGTTGATGCGATCAAACTCCGGAGATCCGGGCCGCTTGTCGATGGTGTCGCTCATCGCTTCACCCTCCAGCCGCCGCCGCGCGACTTCGTTTCGTACTCGACGCCCGAGGCATCGACGCCGCTCTGGTACTTGAACCGCGTCCCCGGGTTGTGAGTGTTCCGGAGGGTGGCGGCGGTCCATCGAACCAGGACGGCGGAGCCTTTCGGGAATCCGGTCCCGCTCGTGATCGTGATCTTCTTCATGGTCGTCTTCCTTCTGGGTGAGTGGTTCAGCGTTCGATCGTCGTGAAGCCGCGACGGGCGAGCCATCGACGCGCCCCGGAGAGGGTCTTGAAGTTCTTCGAGGCCGAGAACGTAACGGCGGTGAAGGTCCCGTTCTTCTCGGAGATCACACCGGCGGAGGCGGTTTCGTTGTTTCCGAGGTCGAGGGTGATGAGGTTCATGGTCGTCTTCTTTCTGGTTCGAGGTTGTCGGCGTCGTTGCCGATGGACCTACTATAGCGACATCCTTTCCCTTCGCCACCCCTTCAGGCTCTTTTTTCCCGTATTTCTCTGTTTTCCTTCTTCGGTCTTCTAGGGCCGCCGGGTCGAAGGATCCGGCGGCCCTAGATACGTTCAGTGGTACGCGGCAAACAATTCAGCGAAAGCCGGTACGTCCGGATCCTTTCTTTCGATTTCGCTTCGACAGTGGTAGAGCGCGACCCGACCAGCAGCAATCTCGACTCGGATATAGAACGCTTTCCAGTGATGCGGAGCGTCGCTCCCTTTTTCACAGGCTTCGTCGCACTGATAGAGGAAAGTCGGGACCTCGGCGAGGTTCGCTTTCAGATTTCGCGACGTGTTCGAGTTCCAGGTGTACTCGTCGACTTCTTCGTCGTGGAATCCGTTCGGCCCGGGGCGGTTCCCGTTCTTGTCGTTGGGATATCGAGCCTTCACGCTTTCGAGGTTCATCTTCCAGAGTTTCCGACCGAGGTAGGTTCGAAGGTCGGCGATGTCCAAAGTCGGGCGGGCCGTCACATCTTCCGAAGGTCCCCAGATGATTTCGCAGGCTCGATAGCGTGACTCGTTCAGCTCGCCAGCAGTAAGGGCGGCGACGATTCGGTCAATGGTTTCGCTGTCGCAGATGTAACTACTCATGGTCGTTTTCCTTCTGGTTCGAGGTCTGGTTCGCCGGCGTCGTTGCCGATGGACCTATTGTACACTCTTCTACACTTCGTGCCACCCCTTCGGCTTCTTTTCTCTCTTTTTCTTTTTCTGGTTTTTATTCCTTTAAGGGGTGGCGTCTTCCTTTTCTTCCGCTATAGTAGGTTCATCGCCGAAGCGTTCGGCCTCGCACCCTCGGAAAGGAAGACCAGAATGATCTGCAACTACACTCAATGCCACGAAAACGCGAAGCGGTTCACCTTCGACTCCGGCCTCGAGTTCAAGCATCGACTCGCCGACAGTGATCGGCTTTTCGCCCGACTCGTTCCCGCGATCGACGCCGACGGAACATTCAGCCGGACCCACGTAGGGATCGCAATCACGCGAAGCCTGAAGACCGGATTCGAGGTCTACATCGACGACGCCTGGTCGCCTCTTCTCAGAGGCTGAACGAATCACGGGAGGCCCCGGCATCGGGCCGGGCCTCCCATCACTCGAACGAAAGGAAGAAGACTATGAGCAACCCTGCACGCACTGAAATTGTGAAGACCGAAAAAGGAGAGGTAAGGATTCGCGTCGAATCGTCTTTCTACGCTGTCACCGAAAGCGGACAGACGATCGACGGCCCCTTCGACAATATTTCCGACGCTGTTGAAGCTGCGAAGGAGGTAGACCGATGAGCAGCATCGACGACGAGATCGTGAATCGGATCAAGTCCATCTGCATCACCGACGCGAAGGAGAAGGCCCGCAAGGTCCTTCAGCGTCAAGCCGAGACCATCTGGTCGGAGTTCTGCGAGTGGGAAGGAAAAGCCTCCGACGCGCTGGTCGTCCAGGTCTCGCCCGACAATCCTCACCGACGTAGACTGGATGACGTGATGCGGAAGGCGATCGAGATCGGCGTCGAGGTCCGCGTCCGCCCCTGATCTTCTTCCTTCCACCAGTCGCCGCAGCCTTCGGGCTGCGGCGGTTGTTGTCAGTAGCCTGCGATTCCACCGATCTCGCCGCCCGAGCCGCCCTGCGGCGTTCCTGGCCGGTCAGGGCCGAGTGGGAGGTTCGCGACAATGTGAGCGATGCTCTTCTCGATCAGTGCCACCGTCTCCGGTCCGCCCGGCGCGGTCGTGTCGATAGAGTCCTTCAGGTCAACATAGAAGGAGAGCATTCCTCCGACCTCATTAGGGTCGTTCGGGATCCCGTCACCCTGGTCGACGCCGGGGTCGATCGTCCGATGCCACGGCCTCGACTTCGTCCGGATCACGCGACGATCTCGAGGAGCCTGAGGGTCGAAGATGTAGGGCGATCCGGTCACGAGATCAGGCTGTCCGCGATGTTCTCGCCGCCCGCCGTGTTCCCTGGAAGCGCGAGGCCGCTCTTCTGCATCCCGAAGAACCGATCGAACTCCTGCTGAATCGCTCCTTCGCCGTTGTTCGTGATCGCCGCCGTGAACTCGTCGCCAGCCCGGAAGGCGGTCGCACCTGGGATGACCTGAACCGATCCGAGGCCGTTCCCCATCGGGGTCATCTGAGCGATCACGATGTTGTCGATGAAGACCTGCGCGGTGTTGTCGACGTTCGTCGAAAAGTCGATCGTGACCGTCGAATTTTTCGAGAGCGCGAGAGGCGTAAAACACTTCGTCGAGTAGAGGGCGTAGGAGGTCGTGATCGCGCTCGAGAGGAGGTTGAGCTGCATCGCCTTCCCGACCGTTCCCGCGTTGTAGACGGTCGAGCCGTCCGAGGTTACGGAGACTCGGAGCGTCGCGCCCGGTCGGGCGACGGCGTACTTCGCCAGGAAGGAGATCGTGTAGGGTCGATCGGTGTTCAGTTGACCGAGCGAGCCCGCCGTCGTTCGGAGGACCTGGGTCAGTTTCGGATTCGTTGAACCGTCCCCGACGATCTTCAGCGCGTTCGACTGAGTGCCTCCGGCCCCGGCGGCGAGGACGTGAGTCCCCGCCGTCCCGGTCGCGATCGTCCAGTGGTCCGGGTCGTTCGAGGTGAATTCCTCGAAGTCGGAATTGTGAAGGATGTTCTTCCCCGGCCCGCGTCCGCCGTTCACTCGAGGCGACGCCGCCGAGACCATCACCCTCGAGCCTGATCCCTGGGGCCAGTCCTCGTGAAGCGGATCCTCGGCGCGCTGGCCGAAGACCTTGAACTTCTCGCCGCCTTCGGGCGTCGTCCTGGCCGTCGAGTCCTCTTCGCATCTCGCGGTGATCGTCTCCGACTTGATCGTCTGGATCGCGATGTTCCCTGGTCGATTGTTCGCGCGGTCGAGGACCGGCGCGACCTCGGAGAAGACGAGCGTCCCGTCCCCGACGTTCGAGCCGTTCGCCGAGGTGGAGCCGACCGAGACGGTGTTCCCGTCGACCGTCTTCGAGTCTGCGATCATCTGGCGAATCAGCTCGGCTACGGCCTCGTAGGTGTTCCGGTTCGGGATCGAGTAGTTGTCGTCGACGGTGTCGATCAGCGTCTTGATCGCGGCGGCCTGAAGATCGCCGCCGATTCCGTTTGCGTCGGACTTCCGGATCTCGTGGTTCCGGAGAAGAAGGCCGATCATGTCCAGGTCGGCCCCGGAGAAGTTCGTGACCGTGTCCGCGATCTCGGTGTCGAGCGTGTCTTTGTACGCCTTGACGCTGGCGAAGTGGTCGAAGATCCGACCGAGCCGGGCGAAGATCGTAGCGTGAGCGACTGCCATCAGGTTCCATCCTTGCTGGGGAAGCGTTCGTTCAGGGCGGCGCGACGCTTCCCGCATCGACAGCCGCCGCCGTCCTCCGTCGTCTTCCTCCTGAGAGTGTCGAGTCGGAGGGTCGAGATCACCTTCGCAGCCTTGTCGCCGAGACCTCGAGAAGGTCCGCGGTAGTCCATACACTCCGCGCAGTTCTGCGCGGTCGGCTTCCCGCCGAAGTGACCGAGGCCGCATTCATCCTCGAGCCATTCGCAAGAATCACGGGGTGGGAGGTGGTGGTTCATCCATGAATCCTAGATTGAAGATTCCGCCGTCCTGCTCGCTCCCGGTCGTATATTCGATCGTGCCGGAGGTCGCCGGGTAGGGCTGGTTAAGCGGATCGCAGCAGGACGCGAAGTAGGTCGTCGCAGGGCATTCGACATTGTCGTCGGAGATGTTCAAATAGTCGGCGTAGGGTAGATCGTACGAAAGGCCGAAACCGCGTCTTCCGCGAGTCGCGACTTCGGTCCCGATCGCGTGCGAGTCGCATTCGTCACCGATGAGCGACCATCGCTCGACGGACTGATTGATCCCTTCGTTAAAGGTCCCGCCGATCCTGTAGGGGATGGTGTATTCGTCGATGTAGCCGTCGACGCTTCTGCGATAGTAGTCTTTCAAGCCGTCGAGAACGTAGGTCATGCTGGCCCGAGTCCGTCGGAAATATTTGTTCGGCTGGTTCGTCACCACGTCGGGCGCGCCTACGAACTGGTCGCCTCTTCGCACTACAGTCGACGCCTCAGGTACGATTCGCGGACCGGGATCAATCCCGCCGTCTCCGCCAGGATCTAAAACGTCGAAGGGTAAAAGAGTGATGTCGGTCCTCGAGTAGCTGCCCCGCTGTCCCTGGTGGTAGCAAATTGGATATTGAAAGGGAGGCTCGCAGCAGTCGGTGATCGTGTCGCCGCGATAAGACTCCAAGGTCCGACCTGACAACGAATAGAGGATCTTCACGGAATCCGGGTCAAATTTTTGGAACGGAGGATTGACGTAGCTGGTCGAGTAGAGACCGTCGATAGTTTGAGGTCCCCCGCATTTCATGTAGATCTTCGCCTCGACGTAGGAAGTCGAAAGACTCGTCGTCGAATAGGCGTGATTGTATCGACAGACCCGATCGCATTCTGCCTCGTAGATGATCGGCCCGACGTTTCGGTGAGCGTGAGCGAACGAAACACTCGCGTACGTGTAGTCTCCGCAGTCGCAGACCGGAGGGCCACCGTTGCAACAGCACGCCGCGTAGTACATCAGAAGGACCCCGAAACGTAGTCGGCGAAGGTCACGACGTAGAGCGTGAGGACGACCGAGTCGACCGCCGACGCTCGAGCGTAGATCGCTTCGCCTGGGTGGATGATGATCGGCGTCGTGATCTGAGTCGCACCCTTCGCGCTCAGGGTCTGATCGTACGCGAGCGAAAACTCGTCACTCGGACTCGCGTCGGCGGGGACGTGCTGCGCGAACCATTGCCGCGTGCTTCCGGCGACGTTCGTCGCCCAGAGTCCGACGACGGTCATCGGTTGACCGACGCACCGATAGACCTCGGAGTTCGTCGTGAGGAGATAGCCGGGCGAGTATCTGTTCATGTGCAGGTCACGTCGAATCGGATGAGGTGAGTGAACGCGTAGCGGTCTTCGCCGACCTTCGTCGCCTGGAACATCGTCCCCACGTCGTAGGCTCTTTCCGTTAGCTCGGTTTCGCTTCCGGCGATCGAGGGCTTGTTGGTGAAGTTCGCGTTGAGGTCGACCGCGATCGCGCTCGCGTTCACGACCGCCAGACCGGCCTCGCCTTCCGGCCCTGGTTCAGGCTGAAGGAACGTCGCCGGATACTCGAGGACGCCGCGTTCCTCGTCGCCGACCAGGATGGTCGCGGGCGTCGGGTCGCCGTCGATGCGAACATATCCGACGCCGGGATCCGTCGGAATCGCGAGCGGGAAAAGGACGCATCGAATGCCGCCGGTACTCGCCTCGGTGTTCGCCGACCGGATCACGAACGCGATCGCGAAACCATCAGTGAAGGCGTCGGTGTTCGGATCAGCGTCGCGAGGGTCGAACGGGATCAGGCCGTTCGATCCGGCGCGAAGTTGCGTATCGCCTTCGTTGACGGTGTTCTCGTCGGCCCATCCCATCCGGTCCTCGACGACGGTGATCTCCCACCAGTCGTACTTGTAGACGCCGTCCTCGCTCGGATCCTTCTTCCGTTGCGCGTAGACGGGGAAGACGAGCGACCGCTCTCCGGCCTTCCATCCTCCACCGTTCGCGGCGGCCTGGGCGAGAGGAAGGAGCAGGTCGAGCCGCTTCATCATCTCGTTCATCGTGGCGAAGTCGAGTTTCCCGAACTCACCCTCGAAGAATCTGGGGAGGTCGGTCACGGTGAGAGGATCCGATATTGGAGGTCGACGTTCGCCGTGTTCGCTCGAGCGAACGGCGCAGCGTTTCCGAGGCGGCCCATCGAGAACTCGCCGGGGAGAAGTTTCAGGAACGGGTAGAAGGTCGAGGAGACCTGGAAGCCGATCTCGACGTAGTTCGTCTCGTCGAGGTTCCTGAAGAAACAGACGCCGCCAACGGCGACATCCGTCACGCCGAGGGCTTCACCCTGGGCCGCCGTTCCCGAGTGGCTGATCTCCTGAACGCCGCCGTCTCCCTTGTTCGACGCGAGGTCGATCGAGATGGTTCCGGGGCTGAACTGCTCGCGGAAGTTCGTCGCGGAGATCGAGAGGTTCCCGCTCATGGTAATTTCGTCGGCCATCTGGTCTCCTAGAAGTTCGCGATGTTCGGGCTGAGACTGTCGAAATCGCCCTTGTTCGGGAAGGGTTGAATGAAGTAGACCTCGTCGGCGTGTCCGTCCTTGTCCTCGTCGATCGCGAGGCCGTTCTGGTCGATCAAGGGTTACTGCTCGAGGTGGGAGAACTGGTCGTCGACGAACGAGTGGGCGATCGTGAAGACGGCGACGCCGGTCCGTCGCACGCTGGCCCCACGATAGAGGACTCGACCGACATCCGCGCCGAGGAATTTGTTCGAGTTCCGCTTGAACGTGAGCGAGGAGATCCGCCCGAAGTCGACCGAGGTCACGGTCTCGGTCAGGATCAGTTCCTGGCGTCGCCTCATGATGCTCGTCGGCGTCCCGCCGGCGTCGACCGGCGTCCCGCTGATATCGTCGTCCGGATCAGGGTCGCCGCCCGAGGGCGTCCGAGGCTCTGACCTCCACGCGAGCATGAACTCGGTTCGAATCTCGCTCGAGAGTTCGACGTAGTTCACTTCGTTCGGGAGCCGCTCAGGCGGTTCGGCTTCCGGGGCCGCGAGGAACTCGGTCGAAAGCATCTCGTAGGTCCAGGTCACGTCGTAGACGCTCGACTGGCCCGCGACCGGGGCGATCGTGAAGTCCTTCGCGAGAAGGCCGGGGATCGACGGGTAGGAGGATCCCTTGTCGGGTACGGCGAGGGTCCCGACCGTCTTCCCGAACGTCTTGAAGACCTGCGAAGGGTCGGTGTAGCCGCTCGCGTAGAATTGACGGGTCCCGGTCCCGCGTCCTCCGCTCGACTGAATGCTCCTCGACTCGAGTTTCTCGATCACTTCCGGCATCAGGCGAACCCTCCGATGATTCCGCCGCCGAGGCGCGCGGTGTTCTGGACAATCTGAGCCAGGAAGTCGCGCGACTGCTCCGAGATCTTCTGGAGGATCTTCGCCTCGTTGACCTGAGCGGAGACCGCCGACGTGAACGAGCCGCCCGCCGTCGAGAAGGTCGAGGTCGCACCCTGGACCGCCGCGTTCGCTTCGTCTCGAGCCTTCGCGATCTCCTTCTCCGCCTTAAGTTTCGACTTCATGAACGCCTCTTCGGCCTTCATCGCCTTCTCGCGTTGCTTCTCTCGTTCCTGCTCCGCCTTCTCCGCGTTCTTCGCCGCCTCCTCGGCGGCTTTTTTCGCCGCGTCCTCGGCCCTGGCGCGGTTCTCGACGTGTTCGAGTTGCTCGAGCTGGAACAATTTAAGCCGCTTCGCGTTCTCGAGGGCGCGAACGAGGTGATCCTCCCCGGCCTTCTCCGCTTCTTCGATCTGAAGGGCGAAGTCTCGCTCGATCTCGCGGCGTCGAATCCGCTGCTCGAGCAGGGCCAGGGCCTCCGCGTCGTTCCTCAGTTGCTTTCGAGCTATCTGGTCCTGAAGGCTTGTCAGGTCCGCTTGGCTCTGGCGAATGATTCGGATCCGCTCTTCGTTCTTCACTTGTTCCTCGAGGTCGCGGGCAATCCTGATTCGAATCGCCGCCTCCTTCTCAAGTTGCTCGATCGTCTTCTCGCCGTTTCGCCTGATCGTCTCCGCCGTCTTCTCGCTCATTACCAGGACGCCGCCGATGAACTTCCCGACATCCGCCGTCGCCTTCTCGACCTGGTCCTCGACCTTCGCGATCTCGATGGCGAGTTGCTGCTGGATCCCGACCCGGACCTTCTCGGCCTCGCTCGCCGTCTCGAGGATCTTCACTTGCCGAAGCGTCGCCTCGTAGATGTCCCGCATCGCTCGAGACTGTTGAGCGGCGGCCTTCCGCGCGTTGTCGAACTCGAGGAGACCCTTCTCGAGTTCGGCGATGTCTCGAAGCTGCTCGTCGACTCCGGCGATCGCGAGGCTCAGGGTGTGGATCGCGTCGATCGCGCCACCGATGCCGAACGGGAGTTGCTTCGCCGAGGCAAGCGCGCCCTCGAAGTGAGCCATCGCGTCCTCGGACTCGCCCGCGAAGGCGTCCATGATTCCGAGGAGAGCCTGGCCGCCGGTCGCCGCCGCCTTCGCTCCGATCTCGATGGCCGCGAACGCCGCGACCGCTTTCCCTGCGGTCTTGACGAGTTTCCCCATCCCCTTCTGCTCGGAGGCGATGTCGCCCACCTTCTTCTCGGTCGCGCCGATCCGGCCCTCGACCTTCTTCATCGACGCCTCGAACATCTCCATATGCGCGATGATCTCGACCTCGAGATTGAATTCAGACGCCATGGGTTCGCCTCATCTGCTCCTCCACGAAGGAGCGGTGGTCCGTTGAATCAGTGCCGCCCGTCGCGGTCTCCTGGTTGTCGAGAATCTGCGCGAGGTACTCGTTGAACTCGTCGATCGGGAGTTGAAGAGGGTCCCCGATCCCTGGGAGGAACTTCAGAAGGACGTAGGCGTCGCGGACCCACTTCCTCCGATGGTCTCCGCTTCCTTTCCCTCGGCCCTGCTCTCGCTCTGGTCGTCGTCGCCGAAGTCCTCGAGGTCGAGGCCGAGGCACTGGAGCGCGATCCGCGAGAGTTCGGTCGGCTCGAGGCCCGCGAACGACTCCGGGAACTCGCCGCCCATCGCGAGCCGCACGATCTGGAACGCGCCGGAGACGGTGAACGCCGCCCGGACGATCACCGACGAGAGGCCCGCCGTCTCGCGATGCTCCCGAAGCCTCGCCAGGCGATCCTCGGCGGGAACTCCGGCCTCCTCGAGGTCTCGGATCAGGTCGCGGCGGTCGCTCTCGTGTCGAAGCGTCTGGAGGTCGATCACCTGCTGGACGCGAAGGCGAGGAACGAGGACGGTCTCGTCGGCGATGGTGACGGGGATCGGTTGCATCGGGTCTCCTTTTATTTCGTGACCATGCCGAAGGGCGTGGCCTGGAGGTCCCGTTGTACCTTCTCCGCTTCGACCGTGTCCAGAATCGAATCGTCGACGATGCCCGCGTGCCGCTTCGCCCGAAGAATCGCCTCGCCCTCGTCGATGCGACTCGGAGAGATACAGACCACGCGCGCCGTCCCGTCGGTGAAGACGAGCCGAACGCGCCAGACCCTCGAGGCGGGCTGGATGAGACCCTTCGCGGCCAGGCTGGCCGGTGACTCGATCACGCCGTCTCATCCCAGGCGACGGTCGGGCCGTCCGAGTCGTTCATCTCGAAGTTGAACGTGACCGTCTGAGTCGCGTCCTGAGTCGAGGAGAACGCGACCGAACTAAAGACCGCCTCGAAGGCAAGCGTCGAGTCCGCCGGAGTTCCGCCCTTCCCGAGGGTGAGCGTCACGGTCCCGCCGGTCGCGGCGGCAGTGATCCCCATCGGACTCGAGCCTGAGGCGTTGTGATAGGGCGTGCCGCCAGCCGATCCGGTGATGTCGAGGACGCCGGAGGCCCTTCGCCGGTGGCCGGTGTCGCCGAAGCCGGTGAGGACCTGGGTCGACCTCGTGAGCGTGGCCGAGAACGTGTTCAGGACGGCCTTGTAGCCGGTTGGAAGGCTCGCGTCGCCGTCGGAGCCGATGAGCAGGGTGGACATGGTCAGAATCTCCTATGAGGTGGCCGAGTTGTCGGTCCCCTCGATGATGAAAGTCGAATCGACGCGAAGGAACTCGCCCTCGATGGTCGGAGTCCCTCGAGACGACGAGCGGATCGCCGCCCGGTCGAAGTTCGGGAGGCCGGTCACGGTCTCGTCGTGTAGCAGCTTGAAGGCTTGCGCTTCGATCAGGGCCAGGGCGTCGACTCCGGCCTCGGTCTTCCCGAAGATCGTCACGTCGACGGTCCCCTGGACCATCGAGTTCCCCCCGAAGTAGTTCGAGACGGTCGAGCCGGAGACCCGGAAGACTAAGAGCGGAAGGGCGGACGAGGCCGGAGCCTCGAGGGCGTAGATCCGCGAACCGACCGAAGACATGACAGGGTTCGCTTGTCCGCCGTCAGCTGCGGTGATCGCCGCGTAGAAGGCTCGAGAGATGTCGACGCTCATCGCACCGGCCCCGCTTCCTTCTCGCATCTCAGTTTGACCTTCGGCCCGAGGACCTTCAGGATCCGGTCGATGTACGGCGTCGCGGACTCGATGCCCTGGAGCATGAAGGGCCGCGCGGGCGTGCCGATCCCGAACTCGTGGCGCATCGCGTAGAGGACATCGGTCCCGGCTTGAACCTGGACGACCTGGCCGACCCGGCGAGCCGTCCGCGTCCGGAAGGACCGGCGAAGGGTCCCGGTGTCGACGCCCGGAGGCCCGCCAGCCGGGGCGGGATTGTTGTCGCCGCTCGAGTCGTGAGTGAAGACGCTCCGGATCCCGATCGCCTCGCCGCCCGCCGCTCCGCCCGCGATCGCCTCGGCGGCCAGGTTCATCGCTCGAGCGATCTCCTCCCTCATGATCTTCGCGACCATGTCGGGGTCGAAGTTGTCGCGGATCTTCGCCTTCATCCGAACACCTCCGCCGCCTCGACGATAGTGAAACAGAGCGAGTCGGAGGTCGTTCGCTCCTGAGGAACTCGAACCGAGGAGACCTCCCAGGTCGTCGAGTCGTAGGCGATGCGATCCGAGACCGAGATCGTCGGCTTCCCGTTGAAGTAGATCGTCGCGCGACGGGTCGATCGCTCGGCCCCGCCCGCCAGGTCGTCGGAGACCGATCGGACCTGGACGAAGCCGGTCGCCCCGCTCGAGGTCCCCCAGGACTCGACGCGACCGCCGGAGGAGTCCACGGTCCCCGCCGTCTTCGTCTGGATCACGAGCGTCTTCCCGTGCTTCGAGATCAGGCTTCGGACGGTCATCGGATCTCCCGGTAGTGGTCGAGTTTTGCGACCCGCTCCGCCAGGAGGTCGGCGATCGCCGCCTGGGTGTAGTTGTAGTCGCCCAGGGCCTCGGCCTGAAGCGTCCGGTCCTGGAGCCGCTCGCGGAAGATGTCCCCGGCGACCTCGAGCGTGACCTGCTCCAGGTCGTCCGGAACGGTCTCGAAGCCTGCGGTGTACTGAACGAAAACGGGGAAGAATCCCGACGGGAAGCGGTTCGCGACCGCGTCGTCGGACCGGATCCCTGGGAAGCGGTCGGCAGTGATGTGGATCCGCCCGGTCTCGAAGTCGACCCGATACTCGGAGACGTTATCGCGAGGGAAGTCGAGCAGGGCCTCGGCGTCGATCACGCCCCGGCCCCCGAAGCGGTAGAGGCTCCGGGTGTAGGCGTTCTTCGTGAGCGTCGCCGACCAGCCCGAGACGCCCGAGTTGATCTGGTTCACAAGGGCCGAGGTCGTCGCGTAAGAGGTCGCGGCCAGGGTGGCCGTAGTAGTCGTCCCGTCGCTCGCGACCTTGTAGAGGCGAAGCGTGAGGCCGTCGAAGCCGACGGTCGCGACCACGTCGGTCGAGGCCGTATCGCTCGAGATGCTGAACGAGGTCTGAGAGCCGAAGGCGATCGTGTCGATCGAGACGACCGGGAACTCCTCAGTCCGCACGGTCCGGTTCCCTTCGGGCATCAGGAATTCGAAGAACGTCCTCGCCTTCAGTTTCCGGTCGCAGTGGCTCTCGATGATCGCGGTCGCCCGGTCGACGCATCGCTCGAGGATCACGTCGTCGGTTGTCCCGGTGATCGAGAGGTACGCCTTCAGGTTCTCGAGCGAGGTCAGGGCGTGAGTTCCGACGGCCATCGGCGACCCTCCAGGGGAAGAGAGGCCGCCGCCCGAAAGCGGCGGCCCCCCAGAAAGAAAGAGATCAGGCTCGGATGAGGCCGGTGAAGCCTCGGTCAGCGAGAACGTCGCTCCCCAGTTCCGCACCACGCGAGAGGATCGCGATGATGCAAGTGAGGCAGGTCCCGCCAGCAGTCGCGGAAACGTCGAGATATCGCTTCCGACCGAGAAGGTCGATTTCGATTCCGTGGACCACGTCGTTCGTGCCGTCGGGATCCGCCGAGGCGGTCCCGTCGACGTTGAGTTGGTTAGTCTCGCCGAGGCCGAGGACGCCGTTCGCGTTCGAGATGTCGACCGCTCCGCTCATTCCAGAGTCGTCGGACTCTTGAACCTTGCAGACGGTGTAGCCGGTCGCCATCGCGCCGCCGATGAAAAGGATCGTGCAGTAGTCGAAGCCGAGCGTGTCGACCGTCGAGGTCGT